CAGGATGATGGTAAGCGTAGTGGCCTGTTGAACCTCAAGTGCCAAGAGTCCTTCGCGAAGTGTGTCGAGGCTTTCGGCGGTCGCGCCGATGGCCTGGATCCCGTCGTCGGCGCGCTTGTGCGGGCGGTCCGTGTCGATCGCGCCAAGGAGGTCGTCCGGGTCCTCGGTCAGATGATGACTTGGTTCTTTCTCCACGGCGTCCTCTTGGCTTGTCGGCGCAGTTCTCGTGGCGGCGGCGCGGTCGGCTGGCATAGGAGAGCCCTTTCATCCGGGGGCGGAGGTGGGACTGCGAACGCCGGCAGCGGCTCGATAGCGTGGACAGCGAGGCCGATTCCGAGAGCGATAACGGTGTCGTCGTGCTGTCCGCGAGGGGCGCCCGTGCGTCCGGTCAGCGCGTTGCGCTCGTAGCGAAGGCACTCCTCAACGATGCGTACATCTCGAATCTGGATTGCGTTCTCCTCGATGGCAACCTGAACCGCGGACTCCAGGACAGGCCGCGTTGCCGTGTCCGTTCGCCAGCCAGGGAAGTCCTCGTAGCCGAACTTCGTCTCCTTCGGACGATACCACAGCTTGCGATACCGTGCGCGCATGATGTCCGTCAGGAGGCCGTGGCCATGGTTGTTCTCCTCGGCGGCGAGCAGCGCAGGGGCGTCGATGCGATGCTGGAAGTAGGCATGGCCGAGCATCATGCAGGCCACGGCGAACTCCGGTACGGGCACGACGTTGCTCCGAAACACCGCCACGACGCGCAGGGGTACGCGTGCCAGTACGATGGCGACGGAGTAGTTGGCGCCAACGCCGCCGCTGGTATCCACGCACACGATGTAGAAGTCATGCTTCGTGGGCCACTCGTACACCCGGAGCGAAGTGGGCTCCGGGCTCGGGCGTAGTTCCTTGAACGCGTACAGGTCGCCCTCAAGCGCGTGCTTCTCCAGGGCGCCCCAGTGGAAGATGGCGTTACGGCACTCCTCGTGCCAGAGGCGGAGGGTGCTCTTGTTGAAGATGGTGCGCGTCCCGAGCGGTATCAGGGCCCCGTACTTGCGGACCTGCTCCTCCTCCTCGCTCTCGAACCTCATGCCCTCGATCTCGGCGGTCGGCACGTAGGGGTTGTCGAGGCCGGACCAGGAGTGGACCTCGATCTCCGGGTCGCCGTCGCGGCCCTTCTCGATGAGCTCGCATATCCACGCGTACTGCTCGATGGGGGTTAGAGTCATCACGATCTGGCCGGACTCGTCCCACGTCCGGACGAGGCACTCGGTGTAGATGGACTTGGACTCCTCGGGGTCGTTCCCCTCCTCGTCCCACACGCAGAGCGGCACGTTCCCGCCCTGGAACTTGGCTCGGCCAGCTTCCTGAGACTTGAGGACGATCTCGCTGCCGTTGGGCAGGGTCCAGGACCTGGCCTGCGCGTTCCATCGCGCGCCCTCGGGCATGAAGCGGTCGAGGATCGGCTTGTTGATGTCTCGGGAGTGTGGGAAGTCCAGCGCGACGTACCAGACTGTCAGCGGCGGCGCGGGGGTGAACAGGTACGGGTGGGTGCCGGTGGCCCACCACACTGCCTCGACGGATCCCGCCATCGTCTTCCCGCTGCGGTTACCGCAGTCGGCGATGCGCGTCTTGGCCTTGATGGCCTTGCGGCCACCGGGCTCGTCCCACAGCGTGCACTGGTGAAAGCGTTGCTGCTGGGCGAATGGGAAGTACAGGAGGGTCCGGTCCTGCGCGATCTTCTGGTCGAGCTTCTGGAACCGTAGGGCCAGGGAACGCTGTGTGGCGCGGGAGAGGGCGGAGAAGGAGTCGGGGTCTTGCTGGTACTTGGAGCGCTCGCGGATGAGTCGCTGCCACGTTTGGCGCTCTCGTAGGCGCTCGCTGACAACAGTTAGGGCGCGTTCGGTGGGTGCCCGCCAGTAGACCTGGGAGAGAAGGGCCTGCACTGCAATTCCTCAGCCCTTGGGGAGCGGCATCGGATTCCGGGTCAGGGACTCGATGAACTCGGCGGGGTCGTCATCGGTGACGGTCCTACGCTCCGGTTGAAACATGGCGACGAGCTTCGCGGCGACCTCGATCGCGCTAGTAGGCAGGACCTCGGGATCGTCCAAGGCAGCGATGACTCGTTGCCTGGCCTTCACCTTGAAGCGCTCCCATTCCTCCGTCTCCATCAGCGTCCAGATGTCGCGCACGATGCCCGGGGTGTGGAACCAGTACAGGAGTTCGGGGAAGTCGATCTTGCACGCCTCGGCGATGTCCGACAGGAACACGCCCCTCGCGCGCATGAGTAGGATGATGTCCCAACGCGCGTCGGGGACGAGATAGTCCTTGGTGCTGCGTGCGTCTTGGAACTCCTGGCGCAGTACCTCGATCACGCCGTCGGGAGTTGCCAGTTGGCGGAGCAACAGCGCGCGCATGAACTGCGAGGCGAGGGGTTCGACAGCGAGGTCCGTGTCCAGTTCAGTGATGCCGATCTTCGCGCCAGCGTCAGCGTTCGGCATCAGTGGGTTGGAGCCCGTATCGGTCGCGCCAGGTCTTGCGGGTGTTCTTGGTCGCCGCGGTCTCTTGGATGAGTTTGGTGATTCGTTCTTCATGCTTCGGACCTACGACCTCCCGGTACTCCTCGGCGAGTTCGCGTAGCTGCCGAGTGCGGTCGATGTCTGCGGCCTCCAGGGCATCGATCCGCCGGCCAAGGAGAGACAGGTTCTCGCCTAGTTCTTCACGGAGCCGACGCTCCAGCACGCGGTCTGCCTTGCCTGCATTGTACGCGAACCGGGCCACGTACCCCAAGGATAGCGCCACGGCGGCCACGGCAATCGGGAACTCGAAGAGGCTCATGCAGGCTTGCCTTTCGTCATGTGGAAGGGGTGCTTGTCCTTTCGGAGGTAGAAGGTGATCCGGTCGTAGCGAGGGTCGGTCTCCGAGCCGTAGACCTGGCCCTTGTGCCAGCCGCCCTCCGCGACGGCGACCACCCCCGCGGTCTCCTTGAGGATGCGAACCGGAAGGTCCAGCCGCTTCACGATCCGGGAGAACTTGCCCACCAGGTCCTGGGGAAGTGCCACGACGTCCCGCTCGACGAGAACCTTCGCCAGCGGCTCAATCATCGGGCCCCAGTACTCGCTGACCGTCCCGTCCTTCAGCCACCTCCGGAGTGTGAGGGTTCCGCGGCCCTCGGCTTCGCCGTCCGTCGTACGCAGCGGTAGGTTGGCGGCTATCGCTGGGTGCGCGAACATGCGCGCCAACTCGCTGATGTGCACGACCATCTCGGATGTCAGGACGTCAAGCCACTCGGTGCTGTGCCAGTGGCGCCTGCAATTGGAACAGGTGTAGGAGCGCTTGCGGATCATCGCGTGCTCCGACTCCGAGGAGGCCTTAACGAGGGGAGTGGCGCAGGCAGGGCACCGAAACGCAAGGCCCTTAGCTGGATTGGGCACTACTGCCAACGTCGCATTGCAGCTTGGGCATTGCCACAGGGTACTGGTCGGAGAGGGTGGCATAGAAGCTCCAGAACATAGGGAGGGGATGGGCACCGTAGCCAGAGACATGGGCCTGGTACTGAAAGAGCAGGATGGGAACGTCAGAGGTTTTGAGGCGAAGGGTGGCGGCGATCTCGGCGTCGGAAATGCCAAGGCCCGCTAGCGTGGTCGCCAAGCGGGCCTTGCGCACAGTCTCGGGGTGAAGGGCGTTACGCGGCAGATGGCTTGTCGGCGTCTCCTTGGCCGTTGGCGTTGGAGTCAAGGCGGGCTCTGAGATGCCAGAGCCAAGCGAGGTAGCCGCGAAGGCCCGGAAGCGGCGCCTCTGTGAGTCTCGCCGTCGGGCAGAACCACTGACGCTTCTCACGTACGTCGTCGGGGACGAGGAATCCAGAGACGGACAGGTCGTGGAGTTCAGTTTCGAGGGCTTTGATCGCGTCGACGAGGGCCGCTGGGGTCTTCGCGGCGATCTCGGGGAACCGTTGGGTGGCATTGTCGATCCAAGGCTGAGCCTGCGGTTCGGGCGTCCACTTGGATTCTACCGCGGCCGGGGGTGTGGGCGCAGCGGCAGGTTGCGGTGGGGACTCGTGGACGGGTGTTGGGGCCGCTGGGCGGACCTTGGCAAGCACAGCGTCCAGCGCTGCGCGGTGTTCCTCCTTGATCCACAGGTCGATCCCGAGGCCGTGGCACCGTGCGGCGCGGATCAGGGCGTCGGACTCCGCGCCCTTCACGCCACAGTCGGGGCGCATGTCCTCCACAAGGCGTCCCTTGTCGTTGCGCTTGATCTCGCCAGTGGCGCGGTCGACGTTCGTGGGCGCCCAAGTGCGGAACCAGCCGATGCCGTACTGGGTCTCTCCGTCGATCGTGATGGAGGCCCTCACGGAGTAACCTCCCCCGCATTCCTTCGGCCCGAAGCACTTGTACGTGGCGTGTGGGTACTTGGCCTTGATGAGTTTCCAGGCGACGGGCCAGGCGATGTAGGTGTAGTTCTTGCCGTCCGCGCCCGGCCGCGTGAAGAGCAGTTGCTTGGGGATCGGTCGGCTCAGCGTCTCCCAGACAGAGGTTGTCGGGGATGGTGGTGTGTGGGCGGCATCGGCGACAGCCTCGTTGACTGCGTCCATGTACCGCTCCTCGGATGGGGCTTCGTCTTCGGGGTCGAACACGTCGGGCTCGGCGCTCATCGGTGGTGCCTCCAGATGAAGAGGATCGCGGCGGCCAGGATGGCCAGGGCGAAGGGCCAACGGAGGTCCATCACGAGGTCTCCGTTGGGGGGTCGGGTTGGGACGCAAGGTCTGCGTCGTGAATGTCCAGGCCGTCACAGTACGCGGCGTCGAATCCCTGCTCATACAGCGGGCGGCAGAAATGCTCAGACAGACCGCGGTGCACAAGGCCTAGGTACTGGGCGTCGCGGAAGCGGGAGATGTCTGGCGTGGTGTTGTGGTCTCGTAGGAACCGGCGCACCCAGGCAGCGCCGTCGTCGTAGCCTTCGCAGAACCACGCGCGCCGTGGCGCTCGCAGGGTGGGAGTGTTGTGGTCCGCAAGCCACTGCTGCGGCCCGGCATTGTTGATGTGGATCGTGATATCGTCGGTCATTCGGCGTCCTCCTTGACTGCAATGGCAGCGCGCCATTGCTGGTAGACGTAGCCGATGTCGGCTTGCTCCCGTGCCTCGAACTGGCCCTTGTAGAAGTTAGCGAGCCGGATGCCGACGGCGGCTTGCGCGTTGGTGAGCGCGTCCGCCTGGGCGAGTGAGTGGACGATGGGGGCATGGTTCTTGTTGAAGCCGGCCCCGTCGAGGGTACGCGCGCCGTCACAGAGGGCCGACAGACGACGGAGCCAAGCGTGAATGGCGGCCAGTTCTTCGTAGGCGAAGACATAGCCGACGATCTCTTTCACCTTGGGAGGGGCCAGGTCGAGCACCTCGAAGGGCTTGATGGCCATGTCGCCCGTGGAGTCGTCGAGCGCGGCGTCGATCACGGCCTGTTTCTCAACAAGGATCGTGGCCATGCGTGCGTCGAGGGACCCGTCGACGACAAGGTGGTAGACGCTGACGCTGTTGGCTTGGCCGATGCGGTGGGTTCGGTCTTCGGCCTGACTCAGGTAGGCGGGCACCCAATCGAGTTCGGCGAAGACGACCGTGCTGGCGGCGGTCAGTGTGATGCCCATACCGGCGGCGAGTGTTGAGCCGATAAAGACGCGGATGTCGGGGTCGGTCTGGAAGGCGTCGATGGCGTGGTTGCGCTCGTCCTGGGTGTGCTGGCCGGTGAGCGTGACCACGCCGTACTTGGCCAGCAAGGTTGCCAGGGATTCGATCACGTCATGGTGATGGCCGAAGACCAGTATCTTGTCGTCGGACTCCAGTGCGTCCTCGGCGAAGGCGGTTACGTCCTGGACCTTGGCCAGCGCGGTCTCGTGTCGGACGCGAGACAGTTCGGTGAAGGCGACGGTGTACCCCTCCCGCAGGCTTCGGGCGGCGGCCTTGTACTCTGCCTCGTTTGTGTCGCGGTCGATGTTGTCGAGGCGGGCCTTCATTGCGGCGAGGTCGTGTTTCGTGCGGTGAATGACGTCGGCCTCTTTCGCTAGGACCTCCGCGTACTTGGCGGGGTCGAGTTCGATGATCTGGCGTCGCTTTGGCGGTAACTCGGTGAGCACGTCGATCTTTCGGCGGCGGACCATCACGGTGGCGCGGAGGCGGTCCTGCAACTCGGGGAGATTGCTGGCCCCGTTGGCCTTGAACACGTCCTTGTGCCACGCGACGCGCTCGATGTGGGCGTCGCAATAGCGGTTGGCGTAGTAGCTCTTCGTGCGCCAGAAGTCGGGGTCGAGCATGTGAAGCGTAGTCCACGCCTCGATGGGTCGGTTGGCAATCGGTGTGCCAGTCAGCGCCAGCTTGCGCTTGGCCGTCGTGGCGATCTCAAGCGCTGCCCTGGTGCGTTGCGCGGCGGGGTTCTTCATCTTGTGGCTCTCGTCGAAGACCAAGAGGTCCGGTTGTAGCGACAAGAGAACCGGGCGCGCCCAGGTTTCGTCGTCGTCGTCCCGTTTGCGCTGGGTGAGGATGTCCCAGTTCACGATGTGAACGGACACGCCTTCGTAGGGCACCGCGGCGCTCATTCGGTGGCCCTTGAGCTCAGCGCTCTCCCATATGCGAATGTGGTGGGGACGTACGAGCCACTTGTGTGCCTCGCGAGCCCAGTTGCGTTTGACCGTGGCGGGGCATACCACAAGGACGCGTTGTATGTCCGGTTGGCAGTTGATGAGGCCGAGGGCCTGGATCGTCTTACCCAGGCCCATCTCGTCGGCGATCAAGGCATTGCCGGTGCGGGTGCTGAGGCAGTAGCGGATGCCCGCCAACTGAAACGGCATGTACTCGCAGCCCGGCGGTGCGGGCACGTCGATGTCGGCCTCTACGGCGCGGCTCTGTTGGCGGCTCTCCTCCATGCCGTCGAGGTAGTCACGCAAGCGGTCGTGGGCCGCTCCTTTGGCGTAGTGCACGAGTAAAGCTGCGCGTTCCAGGATGTCGGTGTACCAGACCTTCGCGTCCGGGTCCCAGCGCCATCGGGCCTTCGTGGGCACGTGCCGCTCGTCGAAGTGGCCTAGCCACTCGAATCGGGCGCCGTTGTAGGTGACGATGCCCATACCATGTCTCCAAGCTCGTTCTGCGGGGCGGTCCGGTACATGTGGACCTCCGCGACGATGGTCTCTGGCGGAAGGTAAAGGGTTCCCGAGGGTGTGTCGCAGGCGATGTATGCGCCGTGACGTGCCATCGAGGTAAGGAGCGTTAGGCAGTCGTCCACCAGGATGTAGACGCGGTGTGTGAGGTCGGGGTCCTTCGCCCGGGGCCCGGTGAGTGCGTACCGGAGCTCAGACGTCCACGCCATCCCGGACGAACTGTCGATGCGTGAACCGAGCGGGGCGGTCGAGGCAAGCAGGAGGCCGTATGCCATGTTGAACTCAGAGAGCCCAATCATTGCGGGGCCTCCGATGCGGGGGTATGGGTGGGCGTCTGTGGCCGTGGGTAGTAGAGGCCATTGGGGTTGCCGATGGCGGTGGCAATGGCGGCGAGCATGTCGGCGATGCGGGTGAGCTCAATGCGGATGGCCTGAAGCTCGCGCTCGGAGAGTGTCAGAGGGCTGACGCCATGGAGCGCAGTGCATCGGGCGCGCATGGTTGTTTGGTTGATGAGTTGGAACGGGTAGGCCTTCGCGTCGTCGGCGGTCATGGGTGGTGCTCCTCGTGGGCCGGATCGGGCGTCATAATGCGCTTGCCGGCTGGGGTGACCTGAACGTCAGGCATGTCGGCGCTCCTGAGGGTGCTCGAAGGTGGTTCCGGGTGCCTAGATCCCGCTGACGGACCGCCAGCGCGTCGCCTTCTGGCGCCTGTGCCTCAAGTACATGCATGCGTAGCGCAGGGCGTCCATCCCGTGGTCATGCAGATCGAGCGGAGCTTCGGTCGAAGCGACCGCCGACTCGCCGTAGCGGTATACGGCGAACTCCTCGCGGGTCGAGGTTGGGGCGCCTTGGGCCGCGAGTCGCGCGTCTGTGCGCACAGTGGAGTCACGGAGGACATACAGCCTGGAGCGGCCACGTCGGTCCGCCGCAAGGCGAGCGCGGACCTCGCTGATGCCCTCCTGGATGCGCTTGATAGCAGGGACCGTTGGCACGCCTCGTCGATTCAGCTCGGCGCGGTTCTCGGCGTCGTGGTCCGCGACGGTGACGACGATACGCTCGTGTCCCGTCAGTGCAGTGATCTCGTCGGCGAGGTCGGACACGAGGCGCGCCGTCTCGTAGATCTCGCGGTACAAGTAGAGCTCGTCATCGGGTGACAGAGCCAGCCAAAGGCAGACGAAGGGATTGTTGTAGCCGAAGTCGATGCTCCGCAGGCGGGTCCAGTGTTCCGGTATCTCGAACGGCTCGACGACATGGCGCATGGTGTCGAAATCGTCGTAGACGAGGCCCTCGTTGGCGATGTCCCAGACGCCGTAGAGGAGCATCCGGCGTTCACGGTCCGGAAGCGCCATCAGCCGGGCGATGTACGTCGGGTCGCGCTCCATGAGTGATGGCCCTGTCGATGGTCTCGGTGATGGTGACGTGATAGCCGATGGCTGTTCCGTCTCGTGTTAGGGCGGTTTCTGACGTATGCCTACCCACATACGGTGATGTACTGCGGATCGATCTGGAATGCCGCTGGGTATCCTTCCTCGACGTGCAAGAGACTGCCGACTTTCTCGGGCGGCAGATCGACACGTAGGAGGCGGCCGCCGTACTCCGCGATCATCTCCTCGGCCTCGTGGAGATGTTCAAACAAGCACACTACGTCAGGGTCGCCGTGCGTAAAGGGGTCGCCATCCCATTTCCACGGAGGCGGTTCGCCGCGAGTTTGCAACGTCCAGTAGGAGAGGAGGGGATCGCCCTCCCGCCAGCCGGGCCCTACCACGTGCCAGTAAGTGCGCGAGCCGTCTGATGTCACGAGCGTCTCCTTCAGGGTGGTGGCGGCCTCGGATGGTCGTCTAGACACGGCATGGCGTTGCCTCCGGATATTCGATGACGGTGGCCAGTTCACGGAGTGCGTGGCGGTAGGCGTCTGCCTTCGCCGCGTTCTCCGTAGGGTACTCTGGGTGCTTTCGGATGCGGGTCTCGCAGTCCCGCACGTCCTGCGAAAGGCGTTCGGCCAGTTCTGCCACGGGACCAGTGAGTAGGTCCGTCCACTTGGTGCGTTCCGGGAATTGCCAATCCAACTCCCTGTGGTGACAGAGACGCATATCGAGGCTCCTTTCCTCAGGTACAAGTGTACGGAGGGAGGGGGCGCAAGTCAAGGATAATTGGAAGGTAGCGGTCGTCTGTCCTGCATTTGGGCCTGCATTTCGGCCTGCAAGTCGAGGGGTGTGGCCGTGCCGGGGCGGTCCGGATTGGTGTTGGTTCGGGTGATCGGTTCCCGCGGTGGCGGCGGGGCGGGGCGCTCGGTCGGCTGGGGCCGGGTGGTAGGAGCCTTTGGCCGATGATGTGCGTAGTAGCGCGGCGGGTGCTCGGCGGGATGCCGTGTTGCGGCGTCGGGGTCTCGGGGTACAGGGTCGGGGGTACCGAGGCGTGTAGCAGGCGGTGGCGTCGTGGAGATTCAGGGATGTAGAGGCCGGCCCGTCGGATCGGGCCGGCTGGGTAGGGCGCTACTCGGTGGCGAGCATGGGCCGGGCGGGCGCGAATGGGCGGCGCGGTAGGGGGTGCGGTGGGCGTGGTACTCGGCGCGGACGGCGTCGGGGTCGACGTCTCGCAGTCGGAGATCGTGGGCACGGAGTCGGAGATCACATAGGCGGCACCAGGCCTCGTAAAGGATGTCGTCGTCGTGCGCCTCGGCGCCTGTCAACGGCTCGGGGATCATCGGTGGGCTCTCCTTGCGTGCTGGATACTTTCCTTGGCGATAGCGTGGCGGCGGGTGAGGGCTAGGTCTGCGGGGCGGAAACCGGCGCGGGCCAGGTTCTCGCTGGCGCGGGCGGCCAGGGCGTCGGTAGCATGAGGGGTGTGGGGTCGCCAGTCGGGGTAGGCGGCGAGTGCGTCACAGTAGGCGCGGAATGTGCGTGCGAGTTCGTTGTCGAGGGCCTGACGTCGTGTCATGTGAAGGGGTTCTCCGGGATGGGTTAGGGAAGGGCACAGGCGCGGTGCTCGCGCGCGGTGCGAAGCGCTGCGAGGCGTTCGGCTTTGGTGGTCGTGTCAGACGTTGTGCGGTCGACGAAACCTGCGAGCTCTTCGTCGGGCCAGGTGGGGTGTCGGCCGACTGCCTGGGCGGCAGCGGTGTGTAGGGGCGAAGGATCGATCGGCGACTCGGTGATGAATACGTAGTCGTCCTGGTCGTAGTAGCCGTGGGCGACAACTCGGGGGATGTCGTACCA